CCGCGTATCACCGCACAACAAGCAGGCGGTGAGAACGTCTGCGCCTTTTTGGATACCCTGGCTGCAAGTGAGATTGGCCCAAAGATGCTGGCCTTGTCTGACGACGGCTATAACGTTCTTGTAGGCTCCATGCCAAACAAGATGCTCCTGATGCGGGATTATTCGGATCATCCGAATGTTTACAATCAGGCAACCAACTCCACGGCTGCCGGTCGCTATCAAATCCTGTATCGCTACTGGCCCCACTATAAGGCTCTGCTCAAGCTGCCGGACTTCGGCCCGATCAGTCAGGACCTGTACGCCATCCAGCAATTCAGGGAGCAAAGGGCTCTTGATGACATCAAGGCCGGACGCTTCGCCTCTGCAATCGCTAAATGCCGAAATATCTGGGCAAGCCTTCCGGGCGCCGGGTACGGACAGCATGAGCACAACATTGACCACCTGCTAGCGGCCTTTGTGAAGGCTGGAGGCAAGGTAGCGTGACCATCATTCCTGAAGTCCTGATTAAGTGGGCACTGGCTATCGCTATAGCGCTTGGCTGCCTGTTTGGGGCTTACCGATATGGAGTGAACACCACTAATGCCAAGTGGGAAAAGCAACAGAGTGACGCACAAGCCGAACAGGCAACGCTCAGGGCGACGGAAGAGAGAGAGGCGCGAGCCAAAGAACAAGCCCGTCAAGCTGAGATAGAGAAGATCAGAACCGATGCCCAACAGCAGATCCAAGCCGCAGAAGCTGATGCTCGTGATGCTGACGCTGCTTCTGAGCGGTTGCGTAAACAGGCAGATCGTCTCGCCCAGTCCGTCCGTAGTTGCTCCAGCGATACCGGAACTACCAACGGAAGCGAGACAAGGCCCGACCCCAGCGTTTTGCTTGCCAACGTGCTCAGCCGCATTGATGAGCGAGCGGGAGAGTTGGCTAAAGAAGCTGACCGAACTAGAGCCGCTGGCAGTGCCTGCGAGCGTGCTTACGATTCAATCCGAAACAACCAATGACTGAGGTGCTTATGAGCGAGCTGCAACCGCATCAACAACGAGTAGTTGACGAAAAGGCTGAGCTAGATGACCGCCTTGGCAAACTGAACGTGTTCATCACATCCAATCCGGTATTTGGAACGCTTTCAGGCAAGGATCAGGAACTGCTGACCGCTCAACGCGGAGCCATGCAGGAATATTCAGACATCCTGTCCCAGCGTATCGACCTGTTTTAACACCAACCATAGGCCAGTGACCGAGTTCTGTTGTCCGGCGCGGCAATCAAACGAGGAAGAGTCACATGGCCGGTATAACGGTTCCCACAGTAGACCAGTTCAATGAGCTGGAGAAACGCGTAGAAACGCTTGAGTCTGCGATTAAGGCAGCGAGCACCTCAGCACCAAGCCCGGCGGTAGAAACGCCTGCTAGCGCACCTGTAGAGGCTCCAAAGCCGATAGAGACGCCTACAGTAGAGGCGACAACCCTAAGCCTTGTGCCTAATGCTCAGGTAACTACAGGTGATTGGAAGGATGGCGTATGGGTAGCAGATGATACAGCGCGTATCTCGGTTATCAGCAATGCAGCCCTGGCTATAGGTCAGACGGCAACGCTACCTGACGGGACAACACGCACGATCAAGAACCTTGAAGGCTTCAGCGAGAAGACCTCGGTAACGTTTGACGGCGCAAAGCTTGATCCAAGCAAAGTGGCTGGCAAGGCGGTGGTATTCACTGTCCCAAAGCTTGAAGGGGCAACAACAGCCCCAGCAGCCAATGATTCCAGCGTTAAGAACACGGTCGGCAAGATCTATATCAACCTTGGCATGGGTGCCGGTGCTGATCAGGTTATCCCAGGTACCTCGGGTACGAACTATGAGCTTCCTTCCGAGGCTGAGATCAAGCGGGCCAAAGAGCATGGGTTCGATGAGTTCCGCATCGGTTTCATAATGGGAAGGGTGTTCAAGTCAGCCAACAGTACAGAGATGTACAAGGGCAATGACACGAAAGGTCGTCCCTATACATCAGACCGCATGCTTCAAGTCGGAAAGCTCTGTAAGAAGTACGGCGCCACGATCATGTGGGACAACCATGTGTATGCGTATTTCCCCAGCAATGGAGCATCAGGAAAATCGAAGTTTGGCAGTTCAGGCTATACGGCAGAGATGTATGCCAATCATTGGTATGCACTCATCCAGCACCTAAAGTCAGATCCTGACACCTGGGCCGCTACTACACGCTTCGATCTCTGTAACGAGCCGTACGACTGCGACGAAGCCACGATGATCAAGATGTACCAGGCGGTCATCAACCGGTGCGCAGAGATCAGCGAAGACAAGATATTCGTCCTCAACGGCACGAAATACAGCAGTACGCGGAATTGGGTAGCCAATAACCCCAACTTCCATACGATCACCCATCCACGTGGCAAGCAGTACATTGAGTTCTCCGGTCATCTGTACTTGGATGCTGGAGCGGATGGCTACTACGAAGGCGACGTGATCAGTGCATCAGAGGGTGTGACGTTTGAGACGGTAGGCACCAAGCGTATCGAAGGCTTTGCTAACTGGCTCAAGACCCACGGATTTAACGGGAATATCGGTGAGAACCTTGTTACCGGCTCCCTCACAAACCTGATGAAGGGTGAGCGTCAGCTACTCAAGTACTGCGTAGAGAACGGCATCAACGTGTATCTCTTCGGTATGGGTGACTGGTTCGGAAAGGGTAATGCACACAACATCGAGCTGAACGCCTCGAACAGCAGCATTGATAACTCAGCGATGCTTGCCCTAGCTAAAGAGATGACCGCTTACGCCAAAACAAAGGGATAAGGCCATGACACAGTGGAAGGTCGTAGACGCTAAGGGTCAGACCTTCATAGTGGAGGCGCTGACCTATGTACAGGACGAGCACAGTGCCCGCTTCTATGTGGGTGCTGAGCTGGTGAAAGAGATCCCGAAGGCAGTGTTCGTGGAAAGGGTGATCGAGTAATGGCTGTATATAGCAATGCGATAGGAAAGGAACTCCTTGAGGCTCTAGGGCTTCAGGGTATGTCCGTTACGGCGGTCACTGTTCACTTCGAAGCCAGTCAGGCCGTAGAGGTACAGGTGAAGTTCCTGCCTGATCAGACCCAAGCCGCTGGTGTAATCGAAATCCTCAAGCGCTACGAACTCCACGAGAAGCCTGATGAGCCGTCCGCTTAACTCTAAACATGTCTTTGACACTACACTGCAAGTCCTATTCTTTGATATGGAGCTATTGCAGTGAAAAGAGAAGAGAAACTGATCGAGACGATTGAAGGCGGAGATGAAAAAGGTAATGGAATCACTATTCTCAAGTACCAAGAGTACATAGTAGCTGATGGTGAACGTCTTCCATCCTTGCAGAGATATCAGCTGCAAGACGGCTCGGCTGTCAACATGATCGACGCCAGTACTTTCCAGATTGTGAAGTCTGGAGTGACCGTAAAGCGTCGATGACCTTTTTACGAAACAACCCTATGTAACCCTGCGAGGTCATCATGGCCGAATGCGGAGCCAAAACCCGCAGCGGCCAGCCTTGCAAAGCCCACGCAATGCCTAACGGTCGCTGCCGAAAACACGGCGGAGCTAGTACAGGGGCGCCGAAAGGTAACCAGAACGCCCGCAAACATGGCATCTATTCCGACACCCTGACTGCTGATGAGCAGGGCATGTGGGATGAGATCAATGTCGGAACGCTTGATGACGACATCAAAATCGCCAAGCTTCAGCTTCGAAGGGCATTGATAGCTCAAGCGAAGGCAGAAGAGGGCGATGGTCTGGATCTGGACGTAGAGACAGATTCAAACGGCCCCTCTGGATCAACTAAGACAACCCAGCGCAGACGTCGCGGCTATGAGGACATCATCAATCGCCTACTTGGGCGCATTGGTGACCTTGAGGCTAAGCGCGCTGACATCATGAAGAAGCTGGAAGGCGATGATGAAGGTCCGGCGCCGCAACGCGTTGAGGTGGTAGTAACAGATGCGAGACGCCCCGAAGCCTAACCTAAATGTGCCCCAGTCGCAGTTCCTCGCAATGCCGCAGAAGTTTAGGGCATTCGTTGCCGGATTCGGCTCAGGCAAGACGTGGGTTGGATCTTCTGCTACCTGCAAGCACTTCTGGGAATGGCCCAGAGTCAATGCGGGCTATTTTGCTCCAACGTATAGCCAGATCCGCGACATCTTTTACCCTACATTCGAAGAGGTAGCTTACGACTGGGGGCTAAAAGCCGATATCAAGGAAAGCAATCACGAAATTCACGTCTACAGCGGTCGCGCTTATCGAGGCACGATCATCTGTCGTTCGATGGAAAAGCCACAGACCATTGTTGGTTTCAAGATTGGTCATGCCTTGGTCGATGAGCTGGATGTCATGTCTGCGGTTAAAGCGCAGCAGGCCTGGCGAAAGATCATTGCTCGTATGCGTTACAACGTAGATGGGCTAAAGAATGGGGTAGACGTAACCACAACGCCGGAAGGGTTCAAGTTTGTCTATCAGCAGTTCGTAAAACAGGTGAGGGAAAAGCCTGGGCTTGGTGAGCGCTATGGAATGATCCAGGCGAGCACCTACGACAACGAGCTAAACCTTCCTGATGACTACATACCCTCGCTGTTCGAGTCATATCCGGAACAGCTGATCAAGGCATACCTGAATGGTCAGTTCGTTAACCTGACGTCTGGTTCGATCTACCACACGTATGACCGAAAGCTAAACGCCTCCCAGGAGACGATACAGCCAGCCGAGCCACTGTTCATTGGCATGGACTTCAACGTTGGCAAGATGTCGGCCATCGTTCACGTTAAGCGCCTTGGTATGCCTCATGCGGTGGATGAGATCATCAACGGCTACGACACGCCGGACATGATTCAGAAGATTAAGGAGCGCTATTGGCTATACGCCGATGGCCAGTATCGAAATACACGGCAGATCAGGATCTACCCTGACGCCTCTGGTGACTCACGCAAGTCAGTGAATGCCAGTACTACGGACATTGCCCAGCTGAAACAAGCAGGCTTTGCCGTCATAGCGCCGCCTAGCAACCCGCCGGTGAAGGATCGCATCAACGCCATGAATGCGATGTTCTGCAATGCCCAGGGTGAGCGCCGCTACCGAGTAAATGCCGACAAGTGCCCAACCTATGCCGACTCGTTAGAGCAACAGGTATGGGCCGCTAACGGTGAGCCAGACAAGACACAAGGCAATGACCACACGAACGATGCCGGTGGGTACTTCATCCACAAGGACTATCCAATCGTGAAGCCTGTTACCACTATTGCTATGGGATTCGCACGCTAATGGACGTCACATATACACGGCCTGAGCTAACAGCCGCGCTTCGCCGTTGGCGGCTCGTGCGGGACGTCTGCAAAGGCTCCGAAAAGATCAAGGGCGGGAAGGATGATTACCTGCCCAAGCCTAATCCTCAGGATAAGAGCAAGGAAAACGAGGCGCGGTATGATTCCTACCTTGCTAGGGCTGTGTTCTACAACGCCACCGGACGGACAAAGAACGGTCTGATAGGCGCGGTATTTACGACTTGGCCGACGCTCAAGGTTCCTAAGCTGCTTGAGTACGTCAATACCGACATCGACGGCGTTGGGGTAAGCATTTATCAGCAGAGCCAATCGGTTATCGGGCATCTGCTTGAAGTGGGCCGTCATGGCTTGTTGGTGGACTATCCCGCCATCGAAGGCAACGCCTCCCTTGCCGACATGCAGGCTGGGCGCATTCGTGCCACGGTAACAAGCTACAAGGCTGAAGACATCATCAACTGGCGTACCCGTCAGGTTGGTGGTCAGCATGTCTTGTCATTGGTGGTCTTGAAGGAGCAATACGAGGAAGACACGGCAGACGGCTTCGGCCAAGAGGTCAAAGACCAGTACCGCGTCCTGAGATTAACGGAAGAAGGCCGCTATGCCGTTGAGATATGGCGTAATGAGGGTGGCTGGAATCTGTATGACTACCGTGAGCCCACTGATGGGCGCGGTAACAAGTGGACCGAGATACCGTTTACCTTCTTAGGCTCGGAAAGCAACGACTCCAGCATTGACGACGCCCCGCTGTATGACATGGCGGAACTCAACATTGCCCACTACCGGAACAGCGCCGACTACGAAGACAGCGCTTATCTAGTCGGTCAGCCTCAAGTGTGGATGTCTGGCCTTGATGAGCAATGGCGAGACTGGATGCAGGATAACGGCATCTACTTCGGCTCACGTGCGCCTATTCTGCTGCCTCAGGGTGGTAGCGCCGGAATCCTACAGGCTCAGCCTAATTCCATCGCTAAAGAGGCCATGGACGCTAAGGAACGCCAAATGGTGGCCCTAGGCGCTCGTCTGATCGAGCAGGGTAGCGGCGCCAAAACAGCGACCCAGGAGCAGAACGAAAACGCTGCCGAGCATTCGGTTCTCTCTTTGGTCGTCAGTAACGTATCCGAGGCCTACACCAAGGTGCTGGAGTGGATGGGTGCTTTCATGAATGCCAACGGCACCATGGAATACACGCTCAATCAGAATTTTGTACGGGTACAAATTGACTCGAACCTGCTTGCCAGCCTGATCAAGGGTGTTCAGGCCGGATTGATTCCTCAGTCCGACTTCTGGCGTCAGCTGCGTGACTATCAGCTGATTGACCCTGAGAAGACCGACGATGATGTACGCGACGAGCTTGAAACCAGTAGCACCGGCTTAGGCCTGGAGGATGCAGACGATGGCGGCGAATCCAGCACTGTTTGATGCCACGGTTCGCCATGCTGTCTTGCTCGAGCAACTAAAGGCTAACGAGGTCGCCAAGTTTGCCCCCTTCCTCAAGGAGCTTGATCGAAAGATCAGGGCCAAGCTGAGCGACCCTGACATCACTGAATACAACCGAAAGCGTCAGGAGAAGCTGCTAGACCAGATTGACAGCATTCTTCTGGCTATCTTCGGGCGATTCACTGACCAGCTACAGCTTGATCTGGTGGATCTTGCTATGTACGAGGCGCAGTTCGAGGCATCCAGCTTGAACAACGCGGCGGCAGTGGCAACAGCAGATACAGCAGTAGCGGTGACGTTTGAAGCAGTTCTGCCGGGCGCTGCGGCGATCAAGGCGGCTATCACTACCAACCCCTTGAGTGTGAGAGGGGTAGACGGCGGCAAGCTGCTTGAGGCCTTTATCGAAGGCTGGACGCAGACAGAACGTCAACGGGTGGTTGGTGCGATACGTCAGGGCTTCTTCGAAGGCCAGACCACTACGCAGATTATCCAGGCTATCCGAGGCACCAAGGCGCAGCAGTACAAAGACGGCATCCTAGCTGTCACTGACCGCAATGCTTCAGCAGTCGTGAGGACAGCGGTTCAGCATGTGGCGTCACAAGCCCGAATGGAAACGCTCAAGGCTAACAGTGATGTCGTGAAAGAAGTTGAATGGGTATCAACCCTCGACAGCCGAACGACCATTACATGTAAGACGCTAGACGGCCAGCGCTTCCCGGTTGATTCCGGACCTAGACCGCCTATCCATATCAATTGCCGGTCAACGGTAGTGCCGATCACCAAGTTCTCTAAGCTGTTCAGCCAAGGCGCTACAAGGGCCTCAAAAGGCGCGGACGGTGGAAAGCAGGTCAGTGCATCACTTAGTTACTACGAGTGGCTTAAAACGCAGCCTGCGAGCTTTCAAGACCAAGCGCTTGGCGTTGCACGAGCGAAGCTGTTTCGAGATGGAGGGTTGAGTGCGGAACGATTCGCGCAGATGCAACTGGATAGAAACTTCTCGCCATTAACGCTTGAAGAAATCAGACAGCTAGAGCCGTTGGCGTTTGAAAGAGCTGGAATCTAAGAAGGGGGCCTAGAGCCCCCTATATGTTCTTCTTTAAGAAAGTGTAACGACCTTTTCTTCAACCAACTCAAGGGCATTAACGGCGCGAGCGAAGAAAGGATATTTTTTCTTAGTACGGCGAAAGAAACCGCTCTCTACCAAAGCATCAACTACCTCTGCAGTAGCCTGCATCGTATTCCGATAAGGAGAATTGGCAGGAAGAAAATCACGACGAATGATCGGGTCGAGTGTCATCTTTTGTTCTTCAGGATATTTATCAAGCTTTTGAGCACGCTGGTTAATAGCAAGATCACGAATACCTTTCGAGTCCAAATATTTGACCAGCTGACGAATATCCAAGAAACCAACGGGGCCAGCGTAAGGGAGCTTAATCATTAGGTCTTCCTCAGTAAGTAATGAAGGTTTTACAACCGCTTCGGCCTGCAGTGCAGAGTCGCCTGAAACGATTCTGCGATACGAGTCGATCGGTAAAACTGCAAAAACCGGGTTGCCTTCCTTGTCATGAATAAACTGCACGCCGCTCATTGATCTGTTTCCTTTCTCATTAATAACTACAATGAGTGCACATTGTATCTACAATATAGCTCGTTGTAAATACTTTTATTTTCAGGCAGGGCCTGTATATCGTCTCTAGGAGACATCATGACTCTTAAATATCAACTGGACAGCCTTGAAGGGCTGGAGCCGGCTCAGGCCGCTATGTACGTCGAAAAAGACGGCAAGTTCTATCTGCAGGTCGAAGGCATCCCTCAGCCAAGCGAAGACGTAACCGGCCTCAAGGCCAAGGTTGAAGAGCTTCTAGCCGAGAAGAAGGCCGAAGCCAAGAAGCGTCAGGAAGCCGAAGAGGCAGCCAAGCGCTATGCCGAAGAACAGGCCCGTAAGAACGGCGACGTCGAAGCCCTTCAAAAATCATGGGAGGAAAAGCACACCAAGGCGCTGACCGAAAAGGAACAGACGCTTGCTTCTCTGCAGGCCCAGATTCAAAAGCTGACAGTAGGCGCTACCGCTGCATCCCTTGCAGGCGAACTAGCCGTACAGGGCAGTTCTGGCGTTCTGGAACGGCTGATTGCTCCACGTCTGAGCATGGAAATCCGAGACGGAAAGCCTGTTGTCGTGGTGCTCGACCAAGAAGGCCGACCCTCTGCCATGACAGTGGCTGAATACAAGGCAGAAATCACAAACGACCCGGCATTGGCTCCGCTGATTGCTGGATCGAGAGCTACCGGCGGCGGGGCTGGTGGTAGCAAGAGCGGCGGGGCCGCAAAAACGTTAGACCAAATGACTGGCATGGAGCGTGTAGAGCTCCGCCGAACCAATCCCGCCGAATACGAGCGCTTGAAGGCGCAATCGGCAAAGCCCTAAGGACCTAAGCAATGCCAACTGTACTTTCTGATGTAGTGTTCCAAGACGAACTGCGCGATTACATGCAACAGCCTGTTATCGAGCAAACCAACCTGTTCAACTCCGGCATTCTGGCTCGCAATAACGAGATGAATGCTCTGCTGGCCAGTCCCTCTAACGTCTTCAATATCCCGTTCTGGTTGAGTCTTGATAGCACGATCGAGCCTAATTACTCGAACGATGTATACGAAGACATCGCTACGCCGCTGGCTATTGCCACTGCCGAGCAGACCGCTCGTGCTGCCTACCTGAACGAAGGCTGGGCAACCATGAATCTGGTGAAGAACATCACCAATCAGGATCCGCTGGACTTCGTGGCTGGTCAGCTGGTGAGCTACTGGCAGCGTCAGGCGCAGCGTCGTGTGATTGCTACGGCCATGGGTGTATACAACAACAACGTAGCCAGCAATGGCAGCGACATGGTTGTTGATGCTGGTGGCACTATCACGGCCGAAGCGATCATTCGTGCCAAGGCCACCATGGGCGACTATACCGCCAATGCTTTAGGCGCTATCGCCATGCATTCGGCTGTATTCACTCAGCTGTCCATCCTGAACCTGATTGACTTCACGCCAATCGGTGATCAGGTGCCTCTGAATGGCCGCTATCAGGGCATGACGGTGATCATTGATGACGGTTTGCCGGTGATTGCAGCTGCGACAGAAGGTGCTCCCGCTAGCTACATCTCCATCGTGTTCAAGGGCGGCGCTATCGGTTATGCCGAAGAACAGCCTGCTGGTCTGGATGGCTTGGCTGTTGAGCGCGTTGAAGCTCGCGGTAACGGTGGTGGCGTTGAGACGCTATGGAGCCGCCGTGACATGCTGGTTCATCCGTTCGGCTACAAGTTCTTGTCTGCCACGATCACCGGCAACACCACTGAGACCCGCCCACAGTCGGCAAGCTGGGCTGACCTGGCACTTGCTACCAACTGGCAGCGTACTGTTGACCGTAAGCAGGTCCCGATTGCCTTCATCCGCTCGACAGCCGCTTAACTTGGCATGCCCTGGGTAACCGGGGCTGTCTTTACGACAGGAGATAAGGCAAATGGCTATCAAGAAAGAAGATAATGTGCTCGACCCTAACGCTAAAGCGCGCTGGGGTTATGCGTCAGGCGCGGACGGCCAGATTCAGGTTGGTCCTCAGACTGTTGAAGAAACCGGTGGCGTCAATACCATCCGCATGAATGCTGATGATTCAGGCGCTCGTAACAATGGCGGCGGTACTGACGAAGCTACAACTACAGCTGAAGCTTCAAGCGAAAGCCTGACCAAGGATCAAATCAAGGCCCAGCTTGACGCCAAAGGCGTTGAGTACAGTTCTACAGCTACGAAAGCTGAACTGCTGGCATTGTTGAATCAGGAGTAAGAAAACATGCTAATCATCGAATCTGGGGCTGGAGATCCGGACGCAGAGAGTTACGCTACCGCAGCTGAACTGGTCTCATATGCCGCCAAGTTCGGCGTGACCATACCAGCTGACGAAGCAGCTCAAGAAGCATTGCTCCGTCGCGCTGCCCTTGCGATGAATGGCATGAAGTGGAAAGGACGGCGCACTCATGAGGAACAGGCTTTGGCTTGGCCTCGTGAGGGTGTCATCGTCGATCATGCGTACAGGAAGTCGAACTACATCCCGCGTGAAATCTTCTATGGGCAGTTGGCTCTGGCTGCGGAGATCCACGCTGACGATCTGACGCCACCTGAAACCCGCAAAGGCCCAGTAACACTGGAACGGGTGGAGGGAGCCGTAACGCGGGAGTACGGCACGATCACGAATACTAGCGGCAAGTTGCTACCGGCAGCGCCTGACCGGCCTAGCCAGACACAATTTGCTGACTACCTTGACCGGCGCGGATTGTTTGCTGTGAGGGCATAGCCATGGCTGACTTCTATAGCGATATGGCAACTGTCGCGCTGGACCTGATCGGGCAGTACGGCCAGACAGTAACCCTTCAGCGTACAGCAGCAGGTGAATACGATCCTGAGACCGGGACAGTTAGTGACGGCACAGCAGAAGAACAGCCAGCCTCGGGCGTTTTGCTTGATTACACCGGGCAAGAATTCCTGACCAACACCCAGATCCAGCAAGGCGACAAGAAGCTCAAGATTGCTGCGAAAGGGTTGGAGTGGACGCCTGAGATAGCCAATAAGGTGGCCATCCAAGGCAAGGCCTATAGCGTAATCAACCTCAACGAGATCAATCCAGCCGGTACGCCTCTTGTTTACGAGCTGCAGGTGAGGGCATGAGGCAGAACAACTTTGCACTAAGCATTCGGGAATGGGCTGAGAAGGCCGAGGGCGCGATAGACGATACCCTCAGAGCCATTGTCGTCGAGCTTGGATCGTCGATCATTCGCATGAGCCCGGTAGATACCGGTCGATTCAGGGGCAACTGGCAGTTCAGCCTGGAACGACCCAGCACAGGGCAGCTGGAAGCAGAAGACAAAGACGGTGCCGAGACACTTGCCAAGCTTGTGGCAGAAGCCAATACATTCAGCGCAGGGCAGACGGCCTATATCGTGAACTGCTTGCCTTATGCGATTGAGCTTGAGTATGGGCATAGCCAACAGGCGCCGCAGGGTATTGTTCGAATAACGGTGGCTCGTTTCCAGCAGATCGTTCGTGATGCCGCAAGGAGTAACCAGATATGAGCCATCGCATTATTCGATCACTGCTAGAAGCGCGCCTAGCCGCCTGGGCTAAGACGAAAAGCTTGCGAGTGGCCTACCAGAACCAGAGCTTCGACCCGGTAGACGGCGAAACCTATTTAACAACTGCCACGCTTCCCGCACTGACCGACAGCCTGACGCTCGCCGGGGATCATCGGGAATACACCGGCATTTTTCAGGTCAGCGTCGTAACACCGGCAGGGAAGGGGGCCGGGGCAGGGGAAGCCCTGGCGGATGAGCTTTCGGCCTTGTATCCGCTCAATGACCGCCTGAGCAAGGAAACCTTTACCGTCCAGCTCATTACTCCCATGGCCATAGCCAGAGAGATTCAGGGCGCTACTGATTACACGGTGCCCGTTAGCCTGACGTACCGCGCTGACACTATCTAATTCGCCCGTTGGGCATCACCAAGAACCCGCTTCGGCGGGTTTTTTATTGACTGAAAACTGCCAACGGCAGAGAGGACAACTTCCATGGCTGTGACACTCATCAATGGCTTAACAGTAGATTTCTCGGCAGCTTTTGCCGATGAGGCCACTGTTACCGCTATTTCTAACGCCAACCCTGCCGTAGCTACAGCGGCCAATACCTTTGCCGATGGCGATATCGTTTTGCTTGGCTCAGGCTGGGAATATGCCAATGACCGCCCATTCCGTGTAGCTGATGCAAGCGGTACAGGGTTCACCGTGGCCGGATTGAATACAACCGATACCACTCGCTTTCCTGCTGGTGACGGTGTTGGTACTGCTCGCCAAGTGTCGGATTGGGTTCGTATCAACCAGATTACTGGCCTGACCTTTAGTGGTGGCGACCAGAACTACTGGCAATACCAGTTCCTTGAATCAAAGGTTCAAAAACAAATCCCAACGTTCAAGTCGGCTATGAGCTTCCAGCTGGCAATTCTTGATGATCCGACCCTGCCGTTCTATCAGTATCTGGAAGAAGCCGATGCTGATGGTTTGATTCGTGTTGTTCGGTTCAACAACAGCGACGGTTCAACCAACCTGTATCCCGTCTATGTTGGTTTCAATAACAACCCAACCGGCGATATCAATACCGGTCGTACCGTCACGGCATCCTTTGCCTTGGCTGGTGAAGTCGTTCGTTACGCTCGCTGAGGTGGTAGATGAGTAAGGTACTTTTCAAGCTAGACCCTAACCCGACCTTTGATGCTGTTGTGTCGATCCCTGTTCCAGGCAGCGGCAAGGCAGACGTGAGGTTCACGTTCAAGCATCGCTCCAAATCCGAGCTGGCCGAGTTCACCAATGCCAATAAAGATCTGGATGACGTATCGCTGATTCAGGAAATCGCCTCAGGCTGGGAGTTAGACGATGAGTTTAACGCTGAAAACATCGGTCGCTTGGTCGAGAACTACATAGGGTCGGGTTCGGCGATCTACATCAAGTACCTTGAAGAACTCTACCAGGCCAAGCGTTTAAACTAATTGGTGCTGCCCAGGCGCTATACCGAAAGCAACAAAAGGCTTCGGAGTTAGCGGCGTTCGGGCTGACGCCTGACCTCCTGGGCAGCATTGATTACTACATATGGCCTGACAACTTACAGGCGTTCCAAGTCTTCGAATCCATGGCTACGCAATGGCGATGCGGGCCCGGTGGCCCTACGGGTCTGGTCTACAGCGAGCTTCGTGATGTCATGCGCTATCTCAGCATTCCGCGCAAAGATCAGCCAGAAATCTTTGACGCTATTCGGGTTATGGAGAGCGCTGCGTTAGATGCTATACATAGGGAGTGATTTTCTTCTCACTTTGTATGCAGAGGGCATGGGATGCGTAAGTTTTTAGCAGCGGTCGCCTTGGCTGGGGCGATCTCTGGCTGTGCAGGCACAAGCTTTGATTACAGCCAAGCCAGACAAGTAAAAGTCGGCATGACTGAGGCTGAGGTCGTGCAGATCATGGGGCGGCCTTATTCAGTCGTATCCAGAGGCGATGAACAGATGTGGGTATGGAGTCATGCGAATGTATTTGCTGGCTCTAAAGCCGTCTCTTTCAAGATGAAAGGTGGCAAGGTGATAGAGACGCCAAGCATCCCTTCATCTTTTTAGCAGCACAACGGAATGACCAAGAGCCCGCCAAGTGCGGGTTTTCTTTTGCCCGGAGAAAAATATGGCCAATGATATAGCCAGCCTTGGCCTGAGAGTTGACTCAAGCGAAGTTGATAAAGGTACAGAAAGTCTACAGCGCTTTACTCAAGCGGGCTCCAAGGCTGAGGATGAAGTTAAAAGCATAGGTACTGCTTCTGAGCAGGTCGCGCAGAAGGTAAGAGCAGCCAACCAGTCGCTTAACCAAGCTAGTACAGCGCTCAAGCAGACCGAAATATCAGCCAAGCAGACAGCCGCAGCCCTTAGAGGCGTACCGGCTCAGTTTACTGATATTGCTGTCTCGCTACAGGGCGGACAAAGCCCTCTGACTGTCTTGCTTCAACAGGGCGGACAGCTCAAGGATATGTTCGGCGGTATCGGCCCCGCCGCTAAGGCTCTAGGCGGTTATGTTGTCGGCTTGATCAACCCTTTTACCGTGGCTGCGGCGGCGGCAGCGACACTGGCTCTAGCTTATAAGCAGGGCAGTGACGAAGGCTCAGCTTTTCAGCGCGCCCTGATCCTGACCGGCAACCAGTCTGGGCAGACGGCAGACAGCATGGCGGGACTGGCCCGTCAGGTGAGTTCGATCACCGGGACCACCGGCGCTGCGGCTGATGCTCTGGCCATGATCGCTTCGACCGGTGCTATTGCCAGTGACCAGTTCAAGAACATCGCCGTCGCGGCGGTGGCGTTTGAAAGCGCGACCGGTCAAGCCGTAGAAGAGACCGTTGCGCAGTTCCAAAAGCTTGCCGAAGATCCTGCCAAGGCTTCGGCAGCGCTTAACGAGCAGTACGGCTACCTGACTGCTGCTGTCTATGAGCAGATCAAGGCGCTACAGGATCAAGGGGATACGGTAGGTGCGGCAAACCTTGCCGAAGAGACCTATGCCAATGCACTAAAGTCCCGCTCAGATAGCATCAAGCAGAATCTTGGGGCAATCGAGGGTGCATGGAATAGTGTAAAAGGCGCCGCCAAGAGCGCCTGGGATGCCATGCTCAATGTGGGCCGTGAAGCTACGCTTGATGAGCAGATAGCATCTGTTCAAGCCTCCCTGGATAAAGCTGCCAAGCAAGGCTCAAGAAGCTTTCTTGATATGGCTATGGGGCAGGGCGATTACGTCACGCCCGATGCTCAGGCAGGCTTAAAGCTTCAACTTCAGTTCTTGCAGCAGCAGAAGGCCACGCAAGCTGGCATTGCCGCCGCTCAAAAGCTTTCAGCTGAGCAGAATGAAAAGGCTATTGCGGCCCAGCAAAAGATTGATGCCCTTGAAAGCCAATCGCTGACAAAAGCCCAGCAGCGTACCAAAGCGGTTTCTGACTACAAGAAGCTTCTTGAAGATGTCCGTAAGGTCAATCCGAACGATGAGCGCTTGAAGCCGGAAAACGTACAGGCAGTCATCAGGAGCCTTGAGGAACGATACGCCGATCCGAAAACAAGCACGCGCAAAGCTCCTGCCTATCAAGATGATGCCGCTACCCGGTATTTGCAGCAGCTAAGCCAGCAGGAAGCCACTTTACGCGAGCAGCTGAACACTAATGAGAAGCTGACAGCCTCTCAGAAAGCTCTTGTTCAGTTCGAGCAGCAGATATCTGACCTGAAGTCCAAGGGTACGCTGACGGCTCAACAAAAGAGCCTGCAAGCCAATGAGCTGCAGATCAGGGCCCAGCTTGAACAGAATGTCGCGCTTGAAGACGAGATCAAAAAGCGCGAGCAGATCAAAAAGCTGCAAGCGTTTCAGCAATCTCTGGATTCAAGCAGGGCGGAAGAGCGTCAGGGTTATGCTGATCAATTAAGCGGGGCAACGCTTAGTGCTGAAGCGCGTATGCGCCTCCAGGCTGAGCAGAAGTTACGCAATGACTACCAGCGTCAACTTGAGCGCGCCGGACGTGACCGCGCTAACGGCACCATTTCAGAGGATACCTATCGCGCTGAAACGGAAGCATTAAAGCGGAACCTTGATCAGCGGCTGGCTGACCAGCAGGACTACTATCGTCAGCTGGACGGCTTGAATGAGGACTGGAAGACCGGGGCAGAGCGGGCTTTTAATGAGTACGCGGAGAGTGCCAGCAATATTGCTGACCAGACACAGAACCTAATTGGCGGGACGCTTGAGGATTTCACTACAGGGCTTAGCGATACCTTTGCCGATGCCATAGTAGGTGCTGAATCCCTTGGCGAGGCGATGCGCAACCTGGGGCAGACTATCGTATCGCATGTGATCAGCTCGATTATCGAGATGGGCGCTCGCTATGCGGTTACCCAGGCAATGCAACTGGCTGGAATACAAACTACCCAGGCGGCTGAGATTGCCAAGGCTACTACAGTGGCAACGGCTCAGACCGCAGCGATTGCTACTACTACAGCAGCTTCGACGGCAGCTACAGCAACCACGACTGCAACCCAAACAGCGGCAGCAGCTACTACTACAGCTTCATGGACGCCAGCAGCTATTGCGGCGTCTATTGGCTCGTTTGGTACGGCAGCGGCAGTTGGCTTGGCGGCAGTTGTGGCGGCGCTTGCATTCTCTAAAGGCTTCTCAAAAGGGGGCTATACCGGTGATGGTGGGGTAAATGACCCTGCCGGAGTGGTACACAAGGGCGAGGTTGTCTGGAGTCAGGCCGACATTGCCCGCGCTGGAGGTGTAGCAACAGTTGAAGCGATGCGGAAGGGTTACGCCCCGCAAGGCGGCGCTAGCCGTGCTGGGCAGACCTCTAGCGGAACATCCAGCGGAGGCGGCGGCGTGGTGGTCAACCTTCACGAGGATGCCAGCAAGGCAGGTCAGGTTCAGGTCATTCAGCAGCCAAGCGGCGGATTAACCGTAGAGGGCTTTGTGGCCAATCTAAAGCAAGGCGGAACGGCGGCTAAAGCCATGGAGCAATATTATGGACTACGGAGGGTGGGACGATGAGCGTGCTCGAACGGCTTTATGCGTCGGGCGGTCCTGAAGTAATCATCGATACCCTTGAGCTGTCATGTCCTGCCTGGGATGAATCGATCTACCTCTGTCGTGGTTATGAGGACCTTGTAGCCACGACAGAGGCGGGCGATACGGTCATATTTCAGGCATCCGGCATCGACATTGCGCTACCGAAGAAAGACAACAGCGGCGATCAGTCCCTGACGTTTGCGATTGATAACGTCACCGGCGAGGCGCAGCAGCGAATAGATGAAGCCCTTGATGCCAGAGCATCCGTCTCGCTTGTTTATCGCGCCTATGTCTCGACCGACCTGACCGCTCCCGCTGAACGTCCCTACCGGATGAAAGTCCTGGGCGGGACGATGCAGGGCACTACGGTGCAGCTGACCTCTGGTTACTACGACCTCCTTAACCTAGCGTGGCCCCGCCGCCGCTACACATTGGCCTTCGCGCCTGGACTTCGGTACACCGCATCATGACCTTGAACGACTACCTGGGCGCTATCTATGTTGACGGCGCCCGTGGCGAAGTCGTCAACGGCGTGTTGCAGCATGACTGCTGGTCTCTAACTCGGGCGGTGAGGCATGAGGTTTACGGACTTCCCCTGCTTCCGAGCTGGGGACATGTCCGAAGCACAATGCCGCGAGAGTTTACCCGCGCTGCCCATGAATGCACCGATGCAATGGTTCGCTGTGAGCCGTGCGTGGGTGCGATTGCTTGTGTCTGGCGTGGCCCCTTGTGTGTGCATGTGGGCGTGATCGTTGAAGTCGGTGGCCGACTGCATGGCATGGAGATGACCCAACAGGGCGTCTTCATCAAGCCGTTGCGGGCCTTTCAAGCTAAATACCTGAACGTGAGCTACCACATTGATCGAAGTCTATCCCAGCAAGCTTGAAGGCGAGCCGCTAGAACGCTGGCCAACCAAAGGCGTTATGACGCTTGAAGCATGGCTAAAGGCCAATATTCCAAGCTATGAATCCAGAGAGTCACCGCCGATCAGCATTGAAATCAATGGTGTTCTGATCGAGCCCAAGGCTTGGGGCGTTACCCTGTTTTCCTCTGACGACACTGTGGCTATCTGGCCTGAACCCAAGAAGTCCGGTGCTACTGCGCTGATCAGCTTGGTCAGCACCGTTATGTCGGTCATTACGTCGCTTTTCACGACAAAGACGCCAAGCTCAGCCACCCTTGACCAAGGCAAAGACCTGAACCTGAGCAATGCTGCCGGAAACCAAGTCAAGCTGGGCGACATCATTCGAGAAGTGTCAGGTCGGACAAAGATATATCCTGACTACCTTCTGCCTCCCCGTCGCTACTTTACTGACGTCAAAACGCAGTGGGCAGAAATCCTGCTCTGTGTGGGGGTGGGCGAGTTCGAGATCAGCGCCGGTGATGTAAAGATTGGTGATACCGCTTTGGCCTCTCTAGGCGATACAGCTTCTTATAAGGTCTTTGGCCCTGGAGCGGATCTTTCTGGAGAGGCGGCTGCCAAGTGGTGGCATTCCTCTGATGAAGTGGGATCGACCAGTACCGGCAGTGCTGGCCTGACTCTTAAGGCTACCTTTGCCCTAACTCAGCAGGCGGCTGCCAGTACCTATCTGTTGTCAGGTTATCAGGTAACGGTTCCGGAAGGGGCTGGCTGGTTTCCTGAAGGCTGGACGTCAGGTCTGATAGCCCGCATCGAGGCGATTTATCCTTATACCTACACGAACCTGGGCGATGGTAGCGCAACAGTCGTCAGCGGCATCCATGTGGCGATGATTAATCCCCATGTTGGGATGGCTATCGAAATTACTGGTGATAACGCAGGTAGCTACGTGATCGGCAGCGTTGAAACCAATGCCGAGGGCGAGGCTACAAGCTTTACCCTTAACTATGAGGGTGGTGCTCCAGCATCAGGCCTTCAGTCCGGCGCACTGAATTCGGCTATTGGCTACCAGGGGCTGCGTTATCGAATCACTGCGGTTTCTGATGATGCGGTAAGTGATGACGATGATACGACTACTGACCATGGACCTTCGACTCTCACCGTAGAGCGCCTGACCGATACCGGCGCTGAAGATGATAGCTGGACTGGATTCAATTACCTCAACAGCGCGTCGGCAGTCATTACGCTGGACACCACCACGCTGGAAGGTGATTGGGTTGGTCCTTTCGCAGCGTGCCCTGAGGGCGAGGTTACGTCAGCTATAGAAGTGGATACCTTTTTTCCGCAAGGCCTTGTGAACTTCAACAGCAAGACCGGGGCGCGGGGTAATTACTCCTGTACTGTCGAGATCCAGTACCGCGACATGACGACGCTAGGGTCGTGGGTTTCTGTAACCAAGACCTACACCAACAGAACCCCGGACCAGCTGGGTTATACGCAGCGTATCGATCTGCCTACGGCTATCCGGCCAGAGGTCAGGCTGCGCAGGATCGGCGAGGAATCCAGTTCCTCCGATAAATACGACCGCGTTCAGTGGTACGGCCTCCGGGCCCGACTGGATAAGGCGCCGCCCAGCTATCCGGACGTCACGGTGATGGCCGTATACGTCAAAGGAGGTGACCGGCTTTCGGCACAGTCGGAAAGCCAGATCTCCGTAGTAGCCACTCGCAAGCTGCCTACGCTTTCAGCTGGAGCATGGACAGCACCGGTGGCTACCCGCGACATTGTTCCGTGGGTGAACTATGTAGCGAAGTCCATCGGCTATACCGACGATGACCTTGATCTTGAGGAAATGGCCCGTCTCGGTGCGATCTGGAGTAGTCGTGATGATTACTTTGACTATGCCGTTGAGGACAGCAGTACGGTCAAAGAGTGTATTAATGATGCGCTATTGGCTGGGTTTGCTGAGTTCACACTTGATCGAGGCCAGCTAAAGCCTGTCAGAGACGAGCCGCGCACGGTGTACGAGCACATGTATACCCCGCAGAACATGACAGAGCCGCTTAAACGCACCGTAACGCTTCCGGCTCCAGATGATTATGACGGGGTAGACGTCAAGTACACAGACAGCACGACCTGGGCGGATGAAACGGTGACGTGTCGCCTGCCGGGTGATGCTGGGCTGATGGTCAAAGAGATCACGGTTAACGGTGTGACTGATCGGGATCGGGCATGGCGGATTGGTATGCGGAGGCGCAGAGAGTATGCCTTCCGTAACAAGGGGTATTCATGGTCAACCGAGCTGGATGCCCTCAATAGCGGATATCTAAGCTTTGACGCCGTGGCTGATGACATCCCGGGCTATGGGCAGAGTGCGCTACTGATGGACTATTTCACAGACGGCACGATGACGGTTCTGGAGAGTTCAGAGCCTTTGAAATGGGAAGAGGGCGCTTCACATGTTGTAGCCCTTCGCCGCCCAGATGGCTCGGTATCCGGGCCCTGGCCAGCTATTCAGATGGATGACTACCGGCTGGCTGTACAAGCTTTGGATTTCACGCCAGATACTTCATGGTCAATCGAGCCTCCACACCTCTTATTTGGCACAACGACCCGCTGGAGCTATCCGGTCCTGATTACCTCTGTCACGCCCGGAGATTACTCGGCAGATGTTGAGGCAATTGGCTATGACGAGCGGGTTTACGCAGACGACGATAACTACGCACCGGACAACGCATGATTACATACCCTAAAGAGTTGCCCAGGCCGCTCATGGATGGCTACGACTTCCAGGCAGTGAGCCCTATGGTGCGTTCGGAGCTGCAAAGCGGTAGGGCTCGGCAACGTCGAGCCTTTACCTCCGTGCCTACGAACGCAACTGTTAAATGGCTGATGAACCAGTCCCAGGCGCAGTATTTCGAAGCGTGGTGGGAAGAGATCCTTGTATCGGGTACGCAGTGGTTCGATTGCCCGCTGTCGGCTCCAACCGGCTTTCAAGCCTATACCGCACGATTTACTGATATCTACCAGGGGCCCACTCCAGTTACTCGTGGCTGGTGGCAGTTCTCGGCCACGCTTGAGCTGAGAAAGCGGCCTCTTCTTGAGCCTGGATGGGTTATTGACGCACCTGAATACATCGTGGGTGCGCCGCTATTTGATCTTGCCATGACACGAGAATGGCCTGACAGCGATTATCAGACCTACATGGATGTCTTCGACCGAGCGGTCAACGACAAACTTCCCGAAGCTTAATCCTTAAGACCCTTTCGACACGGCCCCGGACGCTGTGGGCTTCCGTTCGCCTGGAGTATTTGCATGACTAACACGGTAGGCTCTACCAGTCCTCGGGACTTGTACGAAAACGCCAAGAATCTCGACTATCTACTAAACGGGCAGAACCCGTTCTACCCTGACCGCTTTGGCCGGATGAAAGAATCATGGTCTGGCATGCAGGCCGAGTTCAGGGCCGCGCAAAATGGCCGACAGGCTCAGTTTGATGCGTTCTTGATGGCGTCAGGCTATCAAAGTCTTGGCACTTATGCGGCTGGCATTAGTATTACTGCCCATAACCAGTACGTCATATACAACGGACTGCCCTATAGCCTGTCAGCGTCTACCGCGATTCCGTACACGACTACAGGTGACTGGGCTAGCGAGAGCAGCAAATTCATCCTACGCGGTGATGATGTTCTTCGGCAGGATCTGGCGAATACGGCTGACCCGTCCAAGGGTGCAGCGCTAATTGCAGGCGTTGGCCGGATTGCGTCCACTATATCCGCGCTCAGGGCAATGTCAGCCGGTAACAGCAAGAGTGCACTTGTGCTGGGCTACAGCACTGCTGGGGATGGCGGCAGCGGCAACTTTTACCGCGATACTACAGATACCACGAGCGCTGACAACGGCATAACAACCATTGTTGGAGCAGATGGCACGCGCTGGAAGCTCGAACATGACGGCCATGTCGATCTATATCAGGCTGGATGCGTTGCTGATGGGGCAACGGATAATACGGCAAAGATCCAAGCACTGATCAACCTTGCAATAGCCACAGACGGATTTGAAATAATCGTTCCGCTCGTAGGTCCTGGCAAGTCATTCAGAGCAACCTCCACACTTACAATCAATGCAGGGGTTCGTATCAGGGGGGAGGGCTGCGAGCCGCATTCGGTGGTGAATGGAAGCGGTCAGAACACCCGAGGGCAGGGTAGCTGGTTGTTCTTCGATCATACGGGCATTGGCTTCACAATCACTGCAAGCAGTTCATTGGACAGTACATCAGCCGCGACGGGGGTTCGCTTCTCCGGGATAGGGACTGTGCGCCGACATACTCTTGTGACTGGTGCCACGACAACGTTCAGCCCTACACAGGCCGATTTCGATTTTGATATCAATAATGCAGATGTATCCATTGAAGACGTGACCATGCTTAACCCGTACAAGGGTATCAGGTTGGTAAACGGATCATTTGGCCGCCTCACCATCCGTGGGTTGCGGGGCCAGCCGTTGAGCAGGGGCATTGTTATTGAGGAATCCTATGATACCTGTCGAGTCATTGATGTGCAGTTCTGGCCGTTCTGGTCGCACGATCAGCGGGTATGGAACTACACGCTGGCAAACCTGCGCTCCTATGTCTCGATGCGTAACGACAATCCATTCTATCAAAACATTTTCAGCATCTTTCATTACATCGGCTTCAACATCCTGGGGACGACAGCAGGGACAACAAACAAAGCCAAGATTTTCGGGGCAGATATCGACCGAGGGGTGTATGGGTTTGTGCAAGACGAGTCCTCGTCGGGGGCTTCTGCTCTGTTTATAGGCTTCTCCGCCCAAGGCGAAACCGGTGTCTCTGAAGAAAACAGCGGCATTCTGACCAGCGGAACGAACGGCGAGTTTACGTTTGAGTCGCCAGATTTACGTGTTTACAACGCCAACTGCATTAGGGTCTATGGAACTGGTAATAGTGTTGTCATCAACAATCCCAAGCTGGCAACTTTCAACCAGGCTAACTCAAATTTTCCTGCAATAGAGGCTGGGCCTGATAACCGAGTCGATGTTACCGGCTACCCACGGATCGGAGATACGAACGGCGGGGCTTATTACGGCGGCGTTGGCATATTGCGCGCGCCTGGAGAGTCAGGCAGCACTACAGCGACTACCAGCGCGGCTGGGCAAGTAATCGTTCAGCATGGGGCAGGTTTTACGCCTAAAAGAGTCTTTATCTCCATGACGGGCGGCGGCGATGGCGCAACTTCTCAGGTCATCACAAAAACCGACACCAGCTTTACCGTCAACTTCTTTATAGGGGCAACTGCCCTGGTCAATTCCTCAGTTTCATTTGACTGGGAAGTCAAGTTCTAACCAGTTAAGCACTTTTTGCGAAACAGAAGACACGGCCTTTGACGCTGTGGGCTTTTGCTCGTCTGGAGAAAAGTTATGCCCGAATACAACACCGGCAACCCTTTAGGTTCTATGGACCCGCGAGACCTCTTTGATAACGCCAATCTATTGGATATAGCCGTTAATAGTGAGGAAAGCACGTTTCAAGACCGTTTAGGGGTTGCTCGAAAAACCTTTGCAGGACTAGCCGCAGAGGGACGCGAAACATTTTTAGAAATCGCCAAGAGTGTTGGCAGTCGTCAATACAGTACAAAGGCGGCAATGGATGCGGATCTTTCCCCGCCTGAATCGTGGGGAGCTATCGTTACAAACGATCCGATAGCGGAAGATAATGGCTGGTACTACAAGAGCGGGGCTAGCGGCAACGGCAGCTGGGTTAAGCTTGCTAACCAGCCAGTTATTAAAGCCGAATTTGATTCTTTGATTCGTGCTGATACTCAATCTTCATCTGAGGGTGAGTATTTTGCGATTATTGATGAAGAAAGTTCTCAGATAGCTAGATTAACAAGTAAGCGATTAATAGCCCTGCCTTTTGAGATTGCATCCGAAAACGATAATGTTGAGATCTCTGATGAAGAGGGCGGAGTCTCGCTTTATTTTGATGCGACTACGGCTCAACTAGGGCCATTAGAAATGCAGGTAACGTCTGACCCGGGTATTTTTATCACAGATGATGACGGGCAAGTAATAAGGGTACTTAGTGATCCAGACAAAGAAACACGGTCACCCCTTGAAGGTAATTTATTGTTTCAGCCAACACTGGCTGTTAGCCCTACTGATGAATCAAGTATTTATGTGCAAAGCATATTGTCACGCCGTGAACTTGTATCGTCGGTTGTTGCTACATTGGCCAGCACGAGTAATAGCTCTAGCAAAACAGGTACAGTTCTTCCGCTGACTTCACAATATGGAGACTCGCCGGTTCTAGTCTTTAGAGACGTAAATTACCCAGACGAGCATCGTTACCTACCATTAACAGTGCGAACAGTACCTGTTCAGTCGCCCGTTAAAACGGTCAAGATTCTATTCATAGGTGATTCGATCGGTAACCGGCAAGGTCCTAAACTTATTACTCAGTATATAAGCCAGCTAGGGTTCGCCGCACAATTTATAGGGACCATAAATTCGGTATCTGCTGATGCAGGCAACGATAGTTTAGGTGCTCTTTGTGAATGTCGAGAAGGCTGGGAAACGGGCGACTTTACCTACGCAATAACTGATCGAGTTAAAATTATTGCGCCTGGAAGTGAAGCGGCTTATCTCTCGTCCACCAAGGACGCCAAGTGGCCTCAGAATCCATTCCTAAGAGTGGCAACAAGTAGCGATCCTGCCTCAATTGTTCGCAATGGCTATGTATTTGACTGCCTGTTTTATCAGCAAAGATTTAGTCTTGAAACGCCGGACATTGTTATCAATGCATTAGGAACAAACGACATTAGGGATAGAGATGACAATACTATTTATAACGATGTTTATAGCAACGATATGCTTATGCATTCGCAGATCGCTGCAGCATGGCCTAATGCAAAGATTATTAGAACTCTGCCAGGCACAGCTATCAACTCAGTCCGTAATACTTTATGGTCAACCCGCTACAGTTCGACAATAAAAGCAATGCAGCAGGCCAGCAAAGACCTAGCCAACTCATCAATAACGATTGCTCCGCTGTGGGCAATGATGAATCCAGAAGCTGGGTTTTCTATTCCTACCACAACTGATGCTACTGGTTTTATAAGAGGCGATTGGGCTGATCCTGTTCATTTAATAGGGTCCTCACGACATTCCTATTATCAGGCGATGTCACCTTTTGTAGCCGCGGCTGCACTTAATCTTATTTAAAGGAAAATATACATGGGCATTAAAATTATTTCTCGTGGCACTGTTGCGCCTTGGTATAGCAAAGTTATTCCTCCTGTGACGCGCGGTATTGAGGGGTGGTTTACATTTGATACAGACGCAAGCAGGTTTAGCTTTAACCGGGCTATAGGCAAAAATGATGCATCTATTGTTGGGGCTCCTACAGCATTCGCTACGCATGGTCGTTTCAAAAGTTTGACAAACTTTATTCAAACGCAAATTGGAGAGACGGCCGCCCAGACGTTAATCGTAGTTTGTAGAGCGGCTAACCCAGTGCCAGCAGGAGCCTCGGGAGGTGGGGACGCTAATACCCCATTCTTTGTTGGCAATTACTATGGGACAAGCCAGACCGCTGGCGTTACGGGCAATGCTTTTGGTGTCAACGTATTCTCCACATCGGAAACGTCAATAACGGGGACGGCTGCTCAAGATAATGGCTCAGGGGCAGCTACCGCAGGCGGGACAGTCCTAAGTGGTGACACTCCAACAAATTGGGCGATTCGAGGAGTTAGAGCTGACACATCAGGCACTACGACATTTAACTCTACGCGTGGAACAAGTGCATTTCGGGCGGCCACCGGGGCGAGAGTGCTCTCAAATACTAAGTTTAGGATTGGCAGCGCAACGACAGCGTTTGCTGCTGAGGCAGATATTTCAGCAGTAGCTATATATTCAGTAGCTTTAACGGATGCTGAAATCGCGCAAGTTGCGTTAGCTATGCGTAAACGCATGGCACGTTTAGGTATCGCTGTTTAGCAGCCTTGCTTCCTGACGTATCGTTATCGTCAGGAAGCTGACGACCATATAACCTGGCGATCATTAGCGAGATGGGGAAGGGGAAATAGCTTGTACCACTTTTCGTACCACTCGATGGGGATTCGAGGGGGATGGCGGGGTGTCATGCTGCGCAGGAATCCCCTCTGCGGAGCATTAGCCATACTCCAGCTATGTCACACATGCACTTTTTAGCAGGCAACAAAAAAGGTTGCTGAAATGTTGTTGAAGCGGGCCTCAATCGACCTTAACTCACAACAACCTTCAGCAACCTTTTCTGCGGAACCCCTGATGTTTCGGGGCTTGTATGGTGGAGGCGGGGGGATTTGAACCCCCGTCCGCCAGCTCTCCGCTCTTGGCGCTACATGCTTAGCCCAATCTACTAGAGTTAACCCTTAGCGACCCGATGGGCAGGGTGCGTAGGGCGATCTGCATAAGTTTTAGCCGTTACGTCTGCAGCGAACTTGGCGGCGATCCTGTTCTGTCTGACAGTCGTTTCGGGTTTACAGGCATCCCCTAGCGACTGCTAGCCGCGTTAAGCAGCTAGAGCGTAGTTGTCGTCGTTGGCAACTATAAGTTTGCAGCAGCTAATTTACGAGGTCTGCTACCAGCTCGGCATGCTCCTCAAGTTTTGTTACCGGCGTCGAATCCTAATCGCCCCCTTGATGAGACTGCTCACTGTATAAAACTACAGCCGGTTTGTCAAGAAATACTGCTTTGCAAACATCGGCTTAGCTCGCATCAAGGCTTTGTACTCTTGATAACGTATTCAGTAAGCAGTCATCTATATGGAGATTGCGATCGAATTTTCAAGGTGATGAAGTGATAAGTTTTTAGTAGAGCATGACCGGCCGCTGAAGCGTCATGCGGTCTGCTGTTAGATATTTTGGAAAACACGAAGTCTGGTCTAGTGAGCTAAACGAAGAGATCAATCCTTTAGAGGAGCAACAAAGGCGGCAGTTAATCAACTCAGAGTGTTTCCGCCTCTACTGAGGCAACAAACACACGCGGCTCCTTTCCAGGTTGAGCAGTTGCCGTTATTAATACAGGCGTTCGCCGTGTGGCGTTTGTTTGCCGTGTCGGTAAAGGCATGTCACATCCATGCAGCAACAACGCGACCAGAGCTTGAGCCGAGAGACAATCTGAGCGTTGCAT